TCCCATGTTGACGGCAATAGATAATTATAAATTTGCAATGTTGGCGCATTAATGTACGCCTGCAATTCAGTGACGCCAACCGCAGTTCCGTTCGTGCCGAGTTCTAGAACATAGCACGCGAGATTCGAACCCTGAGCAAAGAACGTATTAGCCATCGCGGTAAGCTGCACCGCCGAACCGATTTGAAACGTACCTAACGCGGTTTCTGAACCCGGATTAGTGCCAAGCGGATAAGTCAAAGTTTCCGCACCAGTCGATGTGCATTGGAATGTGCCGTCATAACCAACCGGGGAAACACCCGCAATCACGCCTTGAACAATTTGTCCGGTCGGGATGTTGTGAGGTGCTGCTGTCGTCACAGTGACGATATTTGACGCCCACGTAATCGACGTAATGGCGTTGGTCGGGGTTAAAATGGCGGTTAAGTCTGCAACCTGCGTAATGAGCGTGACGCTATTGGCTGCCTTAGTTGTGCCACCTTGCGATACAAATGCGCCGGTTTGCTGCAACGTTGACGGGGATGAGCCGACAACCTGCGCAACGTTGACGTTTACAATGTTGTTGGTCATGTCTTACCCCAATTAAACGTAGCTGATTGATGCAACCATGCCGGTACCTGGCGTAAATACGATGCCTACCAAGCACGGGAAATCAACGTCATAACTACCCACAGTATCGGGAATTGAAATGACCAAATTTGCAGCGGCAACCGCCCCTGTGGTCAGCACATCACTAATCGTCCCGTTCGTAGAGCCTGCCGTAGTAACGTTGACTTTACAAATTCGACCCGGCGCGGCTTTGATCACCGTGGCGGCAGAAACGTTTAAGGCAGATTTATTACCTTTGCCGGTCAAAACGTTGTTGAGATATTGCGGTACAAGTGGGTTTTGCGGCATGATAATCGTCCTTTAAGTGGTTGGCGTCAACGTGACGAACGCCGAAATAATCAATTTTTGAGCAACATCCAACGCATTAGTCTGATAATAACTTACTTCAAATGTTATCACTTTTTTCTGAGCAATGATACCAAATTCAGTTTGATTAATTTTGGCATCCCGAACAGTTGGGCTATTTAGAATGCCAATGTTATCAGTTAGCAGACTGTAATTAAAAACACTTGTCAAAAATGGTTGAATTTCATAATTTCTTGACCCATACACCTCGATCGTAACCACATCGCGCACCAACTGATACGTTGAGCTATTTTGCTGCGTCACCATAAATGATTGCAACGCTGACGTATCGTCTTGTCCGATATGAACCGTGGCATACGGGGGTGCCATGTTTTCTGGAGACAAAAACGAAGGGTATAATGTAAATGGAATAGTTTCCGCGCCAATAATCGGCGATGTGTAAGTGTTCAACGCCAGCCAGATCGGCAAACTATTTGAAGCAATAACGTTAGTCGTATCAAACCCGGTCAGAGTATTGATAATCTGACTATCCATTATTGAATAAACAGCATGCCCTGAATAGTGGTACAAATCGGCTTGCTGATAGTAATTCGCCTGGTGCCGAAATGCGTATTGAACCCCGTCATCTTCGGCGATGTACATTAAATAGGGATTGTTTTGATTTAAATCATTGACTGGCGTCAGCGATGTGAATACCAACGTATTTACCGAAGCATACCTGTCGCGCTCTTGCTCCAACGCCGTCGCGTGGTGCAACGACCCTTGAACGACGATTGAATTTGGCGGCGTAGTCGAATAAGTCACACCGCCCATTGCAATTGCTGCAGCGATTTGCCCGGACGTAAGCAGATTAGCATTTACCCAAAAAACATACCCGTCGAGCGGTAAAATAGTTTTTACGTATAGAGTAAAAGTTACCGTTTGATTTAACGATAACGTGTTGAGACCTTCGGCAAGTCCGGCACCAAGTTGCGATTTAGCGGATATTGATTCTGCGACGGTCGTCATTATTCAACCCAACATTTTAAAGACGCTTGCATAATGCCGCTGTAGATAAATGACGGACGTTTTGCACCATAAACGCGCACGTATTTTGCTCCCTTACGCACTTTGGAAATTGATTTTTTATTTTTAGTGCGCAACGTAACACCGGACAATGCTGCCTGCGTTGGGACTCCAACCAGACCAATACTTTCATCTTCGCCCAAACTGATGAATTGCTTAAATCGATTTGTTATCGAGTCGCCCGCGTCAGCAAATGCGGCGCCAGTCGGTTCGCCGTTTAACAATGCGGAAAACATATTTGTGGCATCTTGCGTTAATTCTTTGGCGATAAAATCAATATTAGTTGCAGCAAACGCGCTAAATAAATGATAGCGTTTTTCTAAAGATTGCGCGACCTCGAATGACGAGCCACCTTCCGGTTCCGGCACGTCAATCACGCCAATTTGCAAGATCACGATATCCCCCAGAGAGACCCCATGCTACCCATGAAAGCAAGTGCTTGCCGCCCGTAAGGATTGGTCGCCAGTTGCAAACTGAGCAAATCCATATTAGACAGTTGTTTGCCGACAACCATCCCCTGATGCGTGGTTTCATCACCGGCAGAATTGATCACACCGGCCACAAAGCTGTTCATGCCGTAGGTCTTACGCGCATTGGTAAAAAATGTCTGTCCGGTTTGATCCTGCGCGTACATCAGCAATTGGCTGCCCGCGATGTTGTACGTGGTCAAGGTCTGAATATCAGGTAATCCCGGCATGTCTGGCACAATTGCCAGCGCCACTTGGAATGCATAAGTGTACGCGCTGGAGCCGTCCGGGATAATTGTTGTCGTCACGCCCATTACTGCCTTCGCCCAGGCAATAAAGCCGGTAAGCGTTGGCGGCGAAACGATTGGGTCAGAATCCACAATTAACTCCGGTTTTTACGACGGCCACGACCTGATTCAATACCGTCACGTTGCACAGTGATGGTCTGATTTAATTTCGGCGCATTATCAGTAACGCCCTGTTTTTCCTCGACGACTTCAATTTGAAGTGGTTTAGTTTGGCGAATACCCATCTGCTGGGCAGTGTCAGCCATAATTTTATCACTGGCGACGGCGCCAACTTTTTGCGCTTCAATAGCGCGGTCAATTGCATCCTGATCACGCTGTGATAATCCAGCTTCAATCGCTTCGATGCTGATCGCTTTATTCAATTGGTACGCAATGCCGCAGAAACCTTTTTTAATTTTAGCCACATCGTAGAACCCATAAGGTTCGTGCTGTTCGATTACGCGAGACAATGTATCACGATTGTCAAACTCTAATGCGATTTGCTGGCCCGGCTCAATTTCACGCATGAACTGACGCGAATTTTCGGGCAGCATGTAGCCGAACCGATGGCGCTGTTTAGTGCAATTGGCAATATATAATTTTTCCATGAGAACACCCGTAATATGGTGAGGGCAGATGATGCGAGACAATCACCTGAGCAATCGACTCCCGCCCTCGTTGAAGCATTACCCTGGCATCACTCAGGGCAAATTATCTTAATATTGGGCAGAGAGCAGCGTAAACGCTTCAGGACGAATACCCCAACCAGGCGTTGCACGTTGAGTGTACAGCACGGTTGTGCCACCATCAGCAATTGGCGTCGGGATTTCAGTCGGTGCAGCAACGTCAGTCAACATGACCGATGTAGCCAATTGATTAGGAGCCAGACCTGGGAATTGATTGGTGTCAACCATCGGATTTTGACGGTTAATTTTCAATTCAGGAAAATTCATGATGATCAAATCGGTACCGCTTGCACCTTGCCCAATCAACGTATCATCTGCCACAAATTCAATCTTGTCGCCACCCACGCGGTTCGCGATATCTTCAACCACACCTGCAGCAACATCCACACCGGCACCGATGCGTTGAAATTGCGTCAACGATACGATACCACCATAGCCGATCTGGCTGACAAAGCGTTGCGGCGCACAGAATGTCACGCGCAACGGTACGCCAATGGTGTTGGTGCGGACTTTAGCGGCACCAATCATATTCAGCAAAAATTGCGCTAATTGCCCGCTGTCCCACGTGGAGTACCCCGGATTACCGTTGGAGTCCGAACCCAGATTCTGAGTCGTCGCGCCGTTGGTATTGACCAGACCTTCGCCGTTTGTAGGATTGAAACCATACAGCAAAGCGTTACGCAATTGCTGCGCGATACCTTGACGTGCCGCCAGGCGCATACCTTCGGGCAAAGAATAACCCCAGTTTCCGGTTGCGGCAGTGTCAAAATTATCGTACTGTGCTCGGGTTTGCATACGATATGTCGGTGTGCTGATCATCGAAGGGATGATCGATGCGGATGGCAATTGATTTACTGTTGACTGATTGGCAGAAACCTGTGTAGTCAGTTGCAGTTTTTTTGCATAGACGTACAGATCATTTTCACCGATACGAACCATCGGATTACCTGTAGCAAGCAGATCAAATGCGCCGGTTGCCAAACTGTACTGCATGATCAATTCGGGCATCATGTAGTGAGGGTTTGCCGTAATAAAGCTAGGGGCTAATGCTGACATGATTTTAGTCCTTTAATTAAACTTCGCACAGAGCGACAGTATCGGTATAGATATATGTCGCCACCCCGGTAGTCCCGTTGTAAGACACAGTTTTGTTTGCGTTTGATGACGGGCTGATGCTCAATACTTTGAACGATGTCGGTAACGCATAGTCGGTATTAGTTACCGTAATCCAGTTATTCGCCCAATTCCAGTAAAACTGGACATTCACTGCACCACCTTCAATGGCCGACACCGCTGCAGGATTCAAACGCAACGGAATACGTGCGCCGGAACCGTTGCGATAGAAATTGACCGACATGCCTGGGCCATATGTCTGCGCCGGACTTTGAGGAGTCGTCAAACCAGCAAAAGCCTGGTTAACCACGCACCAGCAACTGATATCAGTTTCACCCGAGGTCGCAGCCAGCAATTGCGGCCCAAGCACACCAGTGCCAGGTACTGAACTTGACGTGACGGTCGCCACATATTCAGTCATCGGCATCCCACCCCAAATTGGAGTTGTGTTGGCCGCAGCATAAACGCCCCCTGCCAATTTAAATTTAATCGCCGGATCATCTTGCGCGTCACCCTGCGTATATCCGTTCGAATTTACATTAAATAACCCGCCAGCGTTTGTTGTCGCCATCGGGTTAAAAGAAATATTTGCACTCATAATTTCGCCCCTTAGCGTTTAGCGTTGTTTGCTGTATGAAATTCCATTGCACGGTATGGAGAACTCTTAAACTGGCCTAGCCAGCTATTAATATCACCATAATATTTAGTAATGGTACGACCGGAACCGTCAGATGCTGTGCTACGAACTGCTTGCAATTGCCCGTCAGCGTAAGCCTTCGGTGATGTTGCATGTTTCAGAGCATCGGCATAAATTTTAGCTTCAAGCATGTTCAACGTGGTCGGGTCTTTTACGTCAGCCAGATTGATCGATTTGCAATCGTCGGAGTAATTTTGCAGACCGCGCATTAAACGTTTGCGGTAATTCAGCAAAGTTTCACCAGACAGCGCACGGGATGCTGATTTACCGAAACATGCGTAAGCCGAATCTGCCTTGGCTTGAGCGTCAGCCATTGCCATTTCGTCGTCAGCGTCTTTTTTAGCCTTGTCTTCCATTTCTTTTTCTGTCAGATTTTCATCTTTTTTGCAGTCTTCGGCGTCTTTCTTATCCTTCGCCTCTTTAAGCGCTTCATCGGCATCTTTCTTATCCTTTGCCTCTTTTTCTTCGGCGTCTTTCTTTTCTTTAAGAGCCTCATCAGCGTCGGAAGCGCTACGCAGTGTTGGAGCAGGCATGTTTTTTTCCATGCTGTCCATACGTGACGATAGTCCGGTAACAAGCGTGGTCACACCATTAATTGCGGACAGTAACTCACTAATCCCCGGCACTGAATTTTGAACCTGGGCGTCAGCTTTTGCGCCCGTTGTAATTGCATCGCTCATTTCTGACACCTCATTGTTAGTTAATAAAACACCATTTGCATCACCGCCTTTGTCCCACACACCGCGCCCGCCCTGCTCACTTGTGACTATCGCAATATGATCAATCAAAAAAGGTTGACCTTCGATCAATAACGGGTCTTCTCCTTCAACTCGCACAAGCATATTACCGCTCGCGTCGTTGAATACGACATTTGGGGACGTGCTGGTATTTTCTGGATCGGCGATAATTTTTGCAATCGCTTCATCCACATGGCACCGGGCAATACCCCAAATGTCGTCGCCTTTGATATATGGCAACATAATACTACCAATATTGCGTTTTGTGTATTCCTCAGATGACATTGCCGGGCCATCACCATCGCTCGGATGATCCATAATCACCGGCAATGCCTGACAACGTTTAAGGAAATTGTCATTTAAATAAATTGACGGATCGCGCCAAACATATTCCTGATCTTTTGAGCGGTAGGCCATCCCCGTGCCAGTTATGCGAATAGCAAGCAATGTAATATTTGAATAAAATTGTGGGCTGGGCAAAATACCGTCGGCCATCAGTTGGGCCACATCAAATTCAGTGCGAGCACCAGCAATTCTAAATGAAGCGATTAATCCGGGGTGTAGGGGGTTCGGGGCAGCGTCGGGCGCTGTCCACACAAACCCGGTTGATTCGTCGCAAATTTTAACGTCAAATTTGGGAACATCACGGGCGATGAATGTCTGGAAATGACCATCGTCGTGTAGTAATTTCAATGGCCCATCATAATCGAAACCGGTTTCTTCCAGTGTTTCGCGTCGGGCAGTTTGCGCCAGATGCTCGCCTTCTTCCTGATGACCACCTGGCAGGCCGAACACGCCCGGGTAATCGCCGCCGTTGCCGCGTCGCAATAGCAATGTCTCGCCTTCGGGCGTTATGAACATGATGCCTGCTGCTGTAGCTTCTGAGGCATAGACTATTAGCGGGTTGTCAATACTGGAACCCGGCGCGTCATCAGCCGCAGCAAATTCCTTGCCAACAGATTGCGGCACGCCACCATAGCCGCCCGGAGTATGGGCAGCAGCTTCCATTAATCGATGCTGTGCTGGCGATGTTGACGGCATTTAATAACCTTATAAATTTAACAGCAATTTGATGCAGGCGATGCCTTTAGAACCAACCGGGAACCGACTTAATCAGTCGTAAGGTGGTTAGTCAGACCAACCGCGACGGGCGATCTACTTCACATCATTTGCCGGTAATTTAGATTGTAAATGAATCTTGCCTTTTTCAGTTAAAAATTCTTCGGGGAATCTTCGCAAATTATAAATGTACTGGGCGTGGCACGAACAAAATATTTCCTCACCCACCGCTGTAATTTGATCGTAATAGCCATTTATCGGTTTTAGTAGCCCGGCTTTTATGGCCCAAGTGTCACGTAACAGATAAATTTTCTCGTCGCGCTCCTTGTGGTCTTCGCGATAATCATAGCCAGCCTGACGCCATTTCGAATGCCAGATCAAACCCAACGCCCCGGCATCGGTGGCCACAACCTCATTAATTGCGCCGATTAATTTGTGCGTCTGGTCGATAATTACCCGGTTTTGCTTAAATCGGATCGACGCTAAATCTTTTTTAATTTTTGTTTTTTCAGCGACTTTATCGACGGCTTTAGAACCGCCATCTGGGATCGACGTTGCCCAGCCTTGGAACCGTCGCAGCGTTGAATTGATCGCTTCCTCGCGATTTTCTTTGATCAGATTCGTACTGGCGTAAATCCGGCGTTGCAACTCTTGGCGCAATTGAGGCTTGAGCTTATCGATAGTAAATCTGGAAACATCTTTGTTCACCAAACCCCCTCGAATCACCAACCGGTCAAACGCTTTATTGAGCGCACGGGCGATTTCCTGTTCCATTTTATGGTTTGGAATAAGTGACCGCGCCGCGGCAAATCTGAGTTTGGCGACCCATTGTTTCAGCCGTTGCTCGTCATCATAGCCATAAACGATAAAATCATTTACCGCAGCCGACAGGACGGTGTAGAAGTCATTCATAACTGATCAAGTTTCATTTTGGTTTAGGTTCCGTTGGTTCGGCCATTGGCGTTGGTGGTACATATTCCGGCACGTTTGGCATCAAGCCATTTCGCAAATTTGGACGAATATGAATCTGGGTCAACAAGCTCAATAGTCAAATTTTCCATTTCAACAGGCGGCATGCTACTGAAATATTCAGGATGTGATTTTGAGAGTTCGCGCAGATGAGTTTGATTCAGTGTGACCATGACCAAATGCTTAGAACTCAGATCAGTTTTATGGGTTTTGTCCAAATATTCATTTCGATCCAGTGTCATATCAACCCATTGAATTGACGTAAGACCTGATTTATCAGCACCAGCGTAAGATTTTCTTGGGTCATATGAGTTCATAGCGATTCCCTATTTAGGTTTAGGTTCCGTTGGTTCGACCATTGGCACTGGCGGTACGTATTCCGCCAGTGCCTCATAATCCATAATTAATTGACTGTAAAACATTTCGGGCATTTCGTTCAGATTGTCAGCGGCCCATTGCAGTAAAACCGCGCGGTTTTCCGGGTCGACAACCGGCAACATGGTACGCATAATTTCGGTCAGATTTTTGACTTTATACTCGTATGCCTTGGCCTTTTCTTCCGCAGATTGCTCAAGCAAGCTTTCCCACGCGGGTTTGAAAGCCTTGTCCCACTTGTAAAACGCTTGCTCGTACGTCAAACCTTCGTAAATCTCCGGGCAGTCGGCTTTGACCGCTTCGAAAAAATCCTTGTTCCAAGCACGATGCTTTACGATTTTGTCAAAGAAGCGGAATAGCGGTGCCATGTCCACACGCACACCGTCGATAAATTGCACGATTGATTTACTGTCCTCGGTACCTTCCCCGAATCCGTTGGCGAACGCTTCCTCTTTAATCAATTGGGCAGGCACGTCCGATCCGGCTGCAATATTTGCGACGATATTGTCGCGCGCCGTGGTCATCGCGGTGTGCGTATTTTGCAGATCGATCGACATAATGTCTTCGTCAGGCTCAATGCTCAAAACGTTACCTGTCGTGCCCTGTTGCAACAATGAGCGCTTGATCCCTGAAAATGCCTGCATCAAACCGTTGACAATTGACCCGCCTTGTTTAATTTTAGCAATGAGCAACCCGGCCTTAAACGTCACCATGTCGTCCGTCACCATCGACTGGATATAAGACCGCATCGGGTATAAAACTCGCTGAAATACCGACCGACCGGTGTAACCATACGCTGACGATTGAAACGCCAGATAAATCGGCGTACCGTTAAAAATAACGCTGGCGCGACTTGGGTGATATGGTTGCCCCGCCGCAGTCGTGTAATTTAACGGTTTTTGAAAATCAGGCGCATTCGGATTTTGATTTGTGACGATTGATCCCGCCATATTGAGCGGGTCCAACTGGTTGAAATACAGTTCCATCCCGGGAAGCGACCAAGGGTCTATTGGTTTGTCAGTCGGGATTGTTGGGCATCCATAGACAATCCCGCCCGCGCCATAACACCGGCTAATGTACATCACGTCGCGAATGTGGTTAGTGGCACCCAACGCCTCCCATTCGGCTTCGAACGCTTGCGTCAGCATATCTTTGGGCTCAGCGTCAACGTTAATTTTGCGCGGTTTGGACAATGCCAAATTGACCGGCTTTTCGACCAACTTGCCGCCCAGCGGATGATATATCCACAGTTGTTTGCATAGCTCATACCCCGCCTGTGTGCCAGGGTCGATACCGTTGGTGTTCAGCAGCATAAGCAACTGGCTGGGGACAGATGATGTATTGACAGCAATGTTCGACATTTAAACGCCCTTTTTATTTCCAACACCAATCGCAATGCCGTACATGACGCAATCAGCTACGTCGTCGGCACGTTTCGCAGCATTTTTATCGCCAATGCGATAACCGCCCAATTGTGTCAGTAAATGATTTTTAGACTGCCCCTTAAAAGAGACATTTTTATTATAAGCCTGTTCCGCTATTTTTATTAAACCTTGATGATAATAGCCAGACACCGATATTGCACGCTCATCTTTGCCTAACGATGTCAAAATGCTATCAATAGCGTGAGTCGGCCAATTGCGATTGCGTCCCTGCTGAATCAAAATGCTACCCGCCGCCGCGTCTTCGATGAACGCACCAACGTTACCGTGTCGGGCACCAGTAATTTTCGCCAAATCTTCCAGGCGCTGGAAAACGGATGGCAGCCACAATTCCAACATGGCGCCGTCAATCTGCACCACGTCCCAATCCAAAATAATTAACGGATGACCATAAATTTTATTGATCGCAAAATAAACGACCGCTGTACCGTCGTGCTCTTTGCCCCCCTTGACTGCCGTATCAATTACGGCATACACGCCGTCAACTTTAGTCGGCATAGCGACGGGTAGACCGTCGACCAGCATTTTATCAATGCTAAAAAACGCTTCACCTGACCAATCGACAAACTCGGCGAGATATTCCTGGCGGAACACCATGGGATGATTTGTTCGCTCATATTCAGCGAGTTCATCAGGCGGCACATATGGGTTTGAGATCGACGGCGCATGAAACTCCATCCAGCCTAGCGATTTATCTATGCAAATTTCGTAAAAAAAATTATCAGCGTCGATACCGAACGGCGTGGAAAACATGGATGCGCGACCTTTTGTGGTCAGCATCGTGGGCAATATAGCCTGTTGCCATATGTCTTTAAATTGCCCGTTTTTAGTAAATGCAGTTTCATCAACCAGAACTTCATCATATTCACGCCCGCGTCCAGCCAGATAATTGTCGTCAACAGACCAAAAATCAATCAGTCCGCCAGTCGATAAGCGAATGAGGCCATTTGTACGATCTTTACGAGTAATAAGCGGATGTAGAATATTTTCGAGCAATGAAAATATCTCTGACCATTGCTTTTTGTTGGGCGTAAATATTCCGACTTTTTTGCCTTTCATGGAATAATTTCCCGCCAGTGTGGCGATCATCAGGGTTTTACCCCATCGGCGTCCACATCGAACAACGTTTCGTCTTGTCCACCGATTATATAAAGCACGTTGACCAGTGTGCATCGACGGTAACTCGATGACTCTCTGAGACATTAGTCAAACCCACCAATAATTTGGATGACTTGCGGCTCGTCTTTAGTTTCGCGATTTTTGGGATTGAGCATTGACCTGGCAATTACTGACGATTCGTTGGCCAAGCGACCAAGCACCATCACATCGTTCGCAATCTGTGCATTGCTCGGATGTGTAACTGGCAATGTCGGATCATATGCTTCCATTTTTTGGTCGGCGTGCATGTTTAATTTATGTGCTGTCGCGGCCCCGTAATTACCAGCATGCAGCAAATGGCGCTGCATCTGCTCTAATAACTCAACATGTTTCGAAACAGCGACTTTTTCCGGAACAGTCAGTTTAGAAACGGCAGCGTTTGCGTCAACAACTTGATTAGCTATGGCTTTGAGCTTTTCCGTACTTTTTGAAAATCTTTCAGAAATACGCGCAACACCCACGCCGTACTGCTTTGCCAAATGACTCGCCCGCTCCCCACGCATCAATTTAGTGCGTATCTCTTCCCATTGCACGGGCGTTAATTTTGAGGGGCGACCCATAAATTAAATTACTGAACCATTTGTTGTAAAACTGGCTGCAACAGTTGTTGCCCGATGTACAAATTACCCGCTACAGAAGGATGCGTGCCGCCGTTTGTGTAAGCCGGATTTGCCCATTGCCCAGGATTTGCCTGTCCGACTTGCTGAGCCAACACTTCAACGTTGCAACCATTGCCGCCAGAATTGACATACGCCTGCCAACGCGCCAATTGGTTAAGACGGTACCCATTTTGCGTTGGAGTAAATCCGCTATTCGGAAAAGGACTCATTAAAATCACACGTTTTCCTTGCCCTTCGATGATCTCCACGATCTGCATCGCATATTCCCACTGTATGTCCCAAGCGGACTGTGTGGTGATATCAGAGTTGATCGTGTAGCACGGCACCAGGTAAATATCGGCATTGACGTTTGTGACCAACGTGTTTGCGTTGTAAGCAATTTGCTGGATTGTCGCACCGCTGCACCCGCCGCTAAACCAGGACACGTTTTTACCGGCAGCTAAAATACTGGCGCATGCGATAAACCCGTACGCCATAATTGTGGTCGCTCCGTCGTCGTTACCGGCCATGATCGAATCACCAATACCGCAAACGCTGGTGAACAACTGGTCGTACTGAAAAATGGCGCCGCTGAATAGCAAAACTGGCGTATTTGTACCGCCCCCACTTGTCCAGTTCGACGGTGTTGCCACACTATTAACGCCATAATTGACGTTAAATTGCATACTAAAACCCAGGTTGTTCGACGATCCGTATAATGTCGTCCAGGGTGATGGAAGCGTAGCGTAGGACGAATTGGTATTGCCCGTGGCGATAAAATTACGAACAAAAAGCAACGGATACAAACCACCATCCGCATCGCCAGCTGCGCGCGCAACACTTTTTATTGGTATCAACGGGGTGATATATTGGCTCGGCTCTTTCGTCGAACCGGCAGGAATAGTGATAGACCCAAGTGCCGTGCCCCAACCACCGTCAGGGTTATTGATGTTATTGACACCGCTCGGGTAAATTGTCGAACCAACCCCAATGATCGTATTGTCAACTGTCGCTATTGATCCGGACGTGTTGTTAAAAACAAGTTTTACGCCGTTGAACGATCCGGCAGCACAAATAACATGCCCGTACGTGTCGTTTTGAGAAGCCCCATTACCCGTGGTTAAGAATGGGTTTTGAGAGCATCCAGACAGCAATTTTCGTTGGTAGGGTACCGCTTGTTTTGGGGCGATGACGGGCTGAAACATGAGCTCACCTCAAATGTAATTTGTGTATGTTCCGACTGCCGTAGTGCCGGACGTTAAAATTTCGGTCACGGACAACGGCAAAATATTTGGACTACCCGAATTTAAATAAATCGAATACGTTGTGCCGCTCGATAACTGCATGTTCACGGTGCCGGAAACCGTCAAAACAATCGCAATTGCACGGCCCGCTGTGCCGACTGTACCCGGCGTTAAAACCGCGACGTTGGACACGGGGGCATTGTTGCTGTCACCAGCCGACAACGGGTTGCCTGAACCCACGGCGGTACCGTTTTGGACGAGGTAGGCTGGTATCGCCGCCAGCGGCTCGCCAATCTGATTTGGGGGGTTTGAAATCGCCATTGCACATGCTCCAAAGGGGGATTTGCAATAGTGTAACTCAACGTTGCTCGGACTGCATAAATTTTATAATTTATTATAATTATGTAAATATTACTTTTGGGCAACTTTTTTCCGTAAATGGTGTAAATAGCCACAATCTTATTACGTAACGTAATTATACCCCCATCGTCCGATCAGATGAGCTAATTTTAAAATTACTATAATTTGCCAAAAATACCCCGTTATACCCACAAGTAGCAATTTGATAAGTGTATAAATTATTGTTGTAAGTTATTGATTCTATTACCCTTATTTTATATATACCCCTATACCCCTAATACCCCTAAATGTATATAGATGGCTGAGTAATACTTCGATCATATGTAGATTATATATCTACTCTATATTTAGTAGATATTACGTTTCATAACGGAATTGAAAAGACCCCTTTTTTGTCATTAGGTGTAGGGTAATTTAAATTTGTATGATAGAATGCAGGTGTTATCTAATACTTTTAGGGGTTATCATGGAACGCAAAGATGCGATATTATCTGGATTGAGCAAATATAATACGGGTCGTCAATGTAGATATGGACATATGAGTGATAGATCGACAGCCAGCGGCGCATGTTGTGAATGTGTTAGTGATACTCAAAAGACTATCAGAGCCTCAATTAACGCCAATAAAATTATAAAACCAAGATATAACTTATCCTTGTACACGCAAATAATTTATATAATTATCGATCCGCGTTATATCGAACAGGTTGGTGCACAATTATCCGCCTATTGTGGATTAATCGACCCCCGTTTTCCAGCAGAAGTGTTCCGTAATTCATTACGGTTTAAGATTGGTTATGGCACAACTTCGCATAAATATTCCATGAATGTCCCAATTGGGCACGATGTGATTGTGCGAGAAATGGCTGCAAATTTACTCGATACGCCGGACCGACGTGCAGAGATGGCGCGCGTGTTGGATCAGGCACGCCGAGAACGTGAGCGGTATGTGCGACAAGTCGAAAAGGACGAATTGGTTAGACCAGCGGGGGAATTGCCGACATAAATTGTGTATAAAAAGCTTGACAAGGTAATTTAGTGTGTATATAATTCACTCATCAACTAAACAAACCGGAGAATCAAAATGACTACAGCGACATTCATCAGCAAAGACCAAAACTGGCAGGATGGTGCCACCACGTATTGGTTTGTTCTCGATGGCACTGACTACGGAACAGAAAAAACCTTTGAAAACGAAACTTTTGGCGTAGTTGATTGCGCTGGTAAAAAATCAGTTGTGTACGCTGATGGTCAGCCCGTAGCAAACGACTACGAAGCGTCGATAGTTTTGCGCGATTGCAAAATAACAGACGAAATTATTTTTTCTTAAACGGGAGAATCAAAATGTTTAAATATATCGTAGATGCAAGCACAAAAGTCGGTGATACATTCAAACCGACATTTTTAATGAAAAAATAGTCTGGTTAGAATGTGTGGATTTCGGATGCCCTAGGGAATCTATGCTACTTGAACAATTTATTAAAAAATATGGGGGAAATAATGACTAAATTTATCAACATGCGCGACGGTGAAATAACATTTGATTCTTATAGACTCCCGGACGCGGAATGCACGACTGAAGAAGATTTATATAGACGACATGAAAATGGTTCAAAAGCAACGCTTACTGCTGATATTGAGCCAAAACCAGTCGGTAGACCTTCATCGCTGCAAAACGGCAAGCGGGTCAACGTCTATCTCGACGCGATATCGCTTGACGCTGCTGCAAAACTTGGCAACGGCAATGTGAGCGAGGGTATCAGACTAGCATTACAAAAAAGCATGCTTTAATTATCTACGAAGGTATAAGACTGGCATTACAAAAAAGCATGCTTTAATTATCTACGAAGGTATCAGACTAGCATTACAAAAAAGCATGCTTTAATTATCTACGAAGGTATAAGACTGGCATTACAAAAAAGCATGCTTTAATTATTCAACTCCATGTAGGATTCTATAAAGATTTGCGCTTGCGGCGCGACGATGCAGTTGCCGTAGGCGCGCAGCTTGACCATGCGGTTCGTGGGTCGAACGATCCCCAATGAATCTTGTGAGCTACTATTAAATTTAAATTCTCCGAGAGGAAAGCTAGCGGGGGCATTCTCGTAGATGTTGGGATACGTAGCTTCCGATGCAAACCGTGCCACTGCTGATGACAATAGACGCAAAGCGTTTGCAAATTCTCGATGCGATTGTCCTGCCAGTTTTCGTTGATGTGGTGAATTGCAAGTTTGTATGTTTTGCCACAACATTCGCAAGTCTCTTTGAGTGCCATATCGCGCGCTTGTACCATGCGTTGCGTCCTGCTCTCCCCAATTTTCCCTCGTGTATTCGAGCAGGTAAGCGAGCAAAATCTGCGTTTCATGAACGAGCAGTAATCTTCCTCCCCACTCAAAAAGGTTCGTGCAATTAACTGTTTCCCGCAACGTTCGCAGAATTTCTCCGGCTTGTGTCTGTAATCTATTCGACGCTTCATTTAACGCATCCTCGACTTTAATTTTGAGATTGGTGCACAAAGGTCCCATTCGTAAGGGAGCCCCATCAACCATCTGCTGAATTCTGGCCTCAACGGGCCTCCACTTTCCATCCCGGCAGAAGAGCCAATCAGCATCTCGCCAGAAGCCGTTAGTCGGGCAGCTTGGGGGTTGTCCCGCAATAGGTTCCGTATGCTGTCTGTGTAGCGATTGTTCCCTGCCTGATGACCGTTTGTTATGCTGGGGCATGTCGGTGTGTTCGGCCAACCTGCTAAATTGGCAAAGTCCTGCAATCTCACTTGACGCTTTGTCCCGTCCTCCCGATACATTTCTGTCGGCTGTGGCGCTCGATCGTTGTTGCATGAGGTCGTCGGCCACCCCGCTAACCACACTGTTCGACCCAATAACGCGTTGATTGGGACGTTTTCGCATTCCGCCCCATCCTTCCAATCTCTTACTGTCGCTGTCGGCCACCCAGTAAAGCCTGTCGCGGATGTGCGGAGCACCGACGCTCGCAGCCGGAAACGGCACCGCCCCAAAGGCGTAACCCATTCCTTCCAGGTCAGTTTGTACAAGGTCGATCCAAGATTCTGCGTCTTTGCTCGCAACCTGTTCACCAAAGATAACGTCAGGTTTGCACTGGGTGACGAGGTGGTAGAAGTCAGGCCACAAATGCCGCTCGTCAGCAAACCCAGATTTTTTGCCTGCCGTGCTGAAAGGTTGGCAGGGGCAAGATGCTGTCCAAACTGGTCTATTGTCATCCCACCCAGCACATCGTAATGCGTAGGACCAGACTGCAACGCCAGCAAACCAGTGACACTGGATAAAGTTTCTGACATCACTTGGAAGCACATCTTCGATTGATCGTTCATCGACTTCTCCTGGGGCTACAAGCCCCGCCTTGATTAAGTTTCTAATCCATTGCGCAGCGAGTGGGTCAATCTCATTGTAATAAGCCCATTTTTTAGTTAAAATGTTCATTTTAATAGATGGAGTTACGCGTATGTATAGGAAGGTTTGTAGCCACTGCTCATCCGAGTACGATACAAAGCACTCAAAAAGTCTTTACTGTTCGCAAAAATGCGGGGCAGCGTATCGGTGGTCTGCGTCAGAAAAAGACACATCAAAACCAAGGGAGTGCTTAGAGTGCAAGAAACAATTTTTTGCAAAGCCAGATGCAAACCAGCAAAGAATTTGCTCGGATGAATGCAGGAGAACAAGGAATAGCAGGAAGGTTCGCGAGTTCCATTCTGCAAATCC